TCTTTACACCTCTCTACTAGTGTACGGATTATCTATTACACTGATATAATACCAATATACTTTTTCAAATACAAGCTATAATTTTGTTTCACGATTTAGAAAATATACTTTTTAATAAAAAATAGTAGATAAAAATGCTATTATTTCAAGCATTTTATCTACTATTTAGCAGATTAATAGTATCAGTGTAAAACTATTTTTAATTTTTAATTAATTTAATATCATTGATAAATAAGTGTTTTTAGCCATTCAAGCAATCATAGAAAATATAAAATTTAATCAAAATTACTTAAAAATTGTTTCACTTATTTACTTCTTATTTCTCTCAACGTTTAATTGATTAATCTTACGCAAGACGTCTACTGCTTTCCACATACTTTCTAAGAGTGTGGAGTTAAAACTTTTAAACCTGCAATATCAATAAACTATATTGATATCAAGGGATTTAGACACGTTTCAGTTACCACTAGCTTTCATAAAATTTCACTATTTGCCAATTAATTGTCCCTTTTTTGTCCCTTTTTAGAGTCCCAATTTCTTTTTTCTTTCTACTATATACTCTTCGATATTAGTTAAGTCTTCTTCAGTTGCTAAATTTAAAATAAAACTTTTAGCAGCTGATCTCTTATTTATATATTGTACTCGTTCTTTATTATTTTTATTCCATTTTTTATTTGCTTTAGCTCTAGCTTCCGTATATTTTGTCATTTTAAAATACTCCCCAATTTTTCGAAATAATTTTAATTAAAATAATTAAAGCTACTAACTCTAAGCTTCCAATAAAAATCACATGCGGTCTAAGATCTAAATCAAATTTATAGTTAATTCCATTTATAATTTTATTAAATTGATATTTTTTCATCTTGCTTGCCCTCTACTTTTTAGCCTGCTAAAATTAACTATGACAAGAAGGGGCTACGCCCCTCTTATCATTATTTCCATTTCATTCGAATGGTTAAAGTCGGAATTAGTAGAACTAGTCTGAAAGTTACTTCTACTTCTTTCGGCTTTTTTATTTTTGCTTTTAGCTTGACTAATAGTTTCACGCTTCTCATCTCGGTTCCGTTTCATATTTCTTTTCCCTCCTTTCAATTATTATAATACACCTATATGGGTACATAGGCAATAGAAAATATAAAAATAATATAAAAAAATAGCCACTCTAGGAATTACCCAGAGTGGCTATTTGTGTAGGATTTTGAACGCACCTAGCCAGTCCTACTAAACTAGATTACGTTAGCTAAGCTCACGTAGAGTTTCTCAGCTTGGTCAAATCCATTATATCAAATTATTTAAATGTTCCCCATGCTTCTGTAGCAACACGACCAACTAAGTACCCATCATGCCCATTCGTCCGTGGTTGTTGCAACCATACACGACCAGCCTTATCTCTAGCCCAAGCATTATACTTAACTTCTGAACCTGCTGGTAAAGTGGCAATTAGTGTACTTTGCGTATTTGCACCCCAACGCAAGTTAATTGCTCCGCCAGTAATGAAAGTACCATGCTCTTCATGCCAAGTCATACCTTGCACGTCAGTCCATGTCTTAGAATGTGTGGAGGTATTAGCCGGTTGTGATACTGGTTTACTTACATTGAAATCAAAAGATAAAGACTTAACTGCAATATTACCGTCCACACTCAGACCTTTCCAGTTGTCTGTGAATTGCCAAATTGCTACACCATCCATTGATGGGAAGTAGCCAAAGTTCGCGTCATTCGCTATTTTACCGTTGCCTAGTGGATATGCTGCTACCCATAAGCAATTAGGATATTTTGCCAAAATTTTAGCGGTATTAACCTTATTTTTCATAAGTTCTGCACCTGAATATAATAAAGGCTTATATCCTGCACTAACGATTGTATTTAGAAATGCTAGAATCGCAGTCGTGTTTTCTTCACGATTACCTCCAGTTTCATTTCCACTGCCTTGCTCATAATCACAAGCTAGGTAACTACCTGGTTCAATGCCAACTTGTTTAGCTGAACTAACAGCATAGTTTCCTTCTTGAACAGCCACATTGCTATTACCACTAAATCTTGCATAGTGATAAGCCATTGGCACCACATTATTTTGTTTAGCACTATCTACTTGTGCCTTAGCTTTAGGATTGCGATAGTCTAGTCCCTCAGATACTTTTACAAGAACGAAATCGGCACCTGCATTTGTGTATTCAGTCGTATTTGCATTATTAAAGCTAGATACATCAACGCCATAAGCTCTATTTTCAATTGTTCGTGTCATTTATTAGGCCCCTTTCTTTGAATCAGTTGATAACTTTTCATACTCATGTTGAACAATGTTTCTTACCGTTGCTCTATCAAGTGGAAGATTTGGATAGAGTTTTTGTAATTGGTAGAAAACCTCATCTGTTGCATCATACAGCTTCTTTGATCCATCTTTATCATCAATGGATGCTTGATAAAGAGTAGCTTTTTCAGATAATTCTCCAGCCACTTCTAAAGCCGTTGCAAGCTTAGGATGAGTAAGCTTTAATTTTTCTAACTTTTGTTTATTTAAGCTATATACTGTTGCCATTCCTGCGACTAACAAAACAACAATCGCCCAAATCAAATTAATATCAAATTTCATTTTCTATTTCTCTCCTTCAATAAATTGTTTATTTCTTTATCCTTTTCAGCATTCAACTTAGTAAGACGCTTATTTTCTTTCACTATCCTGTCATTATCATCTGCTAAGCTATCATGCTTAGTCTTCTTAGAATTTAAGTTCCAAGTTAGTACTCCAAGAATTATAGGTGTCAACACTTGTGCTAGATTAATCAGGTCTTGAATTAAGTCATGCAAGTGTCTTCACCTCTTATCGCGTATCTCTAGTTCTTGCCGTGTATAAAATTTCTGCCAACAAAAAACAGGACAAGATAAAACCTAAAAACATAGGTGCTTGTCCTGCAAAAATAGCGTGAATTAATTGAATGCACGCAACCAGCCCTGTAAAGCCTGCTGAGATGCTTAACAAAACTCCTGCTACTGTATTGCTCTTTTCATTTGTAACTGCGTAGTATATTAATCCAAATCCAGTAACCACAGCCACAGCGTCTAAACCGTCATCATTCATAAGTCCAGCAAACTGCGGTGGCCAAAAGAAGTAGGTATGATCTGTCCACAGTAGTATTCCCATAGCTGATAAGGTTAGCCCAATTAAAAATAGTTGGAAATTATCACTTATATTACTTCCTATTTTGTGAGTGCGTTTCATTAACCTTCACTCGCCTTTTCATCAGCGCTTGCCATTACTTCATCTTGAGCGGACCATACTTTAGTTTGGAAATCCTGCAAATCTTTTCTAACTGTAGCTTTATTTGCATCATATAAGTCTCTATCAGTAATAATCATATTGATATTATCGCTACCGCCTGAAACATTAGCTTCATAAATATTGGCATTAAAAGTAGCTACTTGCTTATCTTCTACCATTGAACGACCTGAAATTGCGATTGATTTACTTGTTCTTAACATCTTTATTGTTCTCCTTTTCTGCCTTTAATTGGTTTACTTCTTGAGTTAGTTCATCAATTTTTACTTGTAGAATTGCATTGTTATACTCACTAGTTGCTAGTTTATTAATTAATTTTTGCGAAATTGCATTATCGTTCATTTGTTTGTTTCTCCAATCTATTTACTTTATCTTTTAATTTCTTAATTACTGGTAAAAGTGCTGGTGCTATTCTTTCATATTGAATACCCTCTATTTCGTGTGTTTGCGGATTACGACTTACTAAGAGATCTAATCCTGCATCAGCCAAATCTTCTGCAATCATACCGAAGTATTTTTCAGGTTTAATATGACGTTTACCAGCCTTATATCTTTCCTTTTGCCCCTTATCAGTCCAGATAGCTGTAGGCAAGTTTAAAAGCTTCTCACCATATTCAGTGGAATAACTGCGCTTGATGTCAGTTTTGTATTTGGATGCAGATGTTGAGCGAACAAGAGCACCGTCAGAAGCAATACAAAGATTTGGTGCTGACCCCGTAGTTCGATAATAAGTTGTTGGAAGATGAATATAATTTGCATCTATTTCAATACGATCTCCTAGCCTAGCATTAAAAGTCCCAATCCAAATATGTGGTCGCGTACCAATAGAATATTTAGACTGAGAAAATTTGGGACCACCTGTTAAAAAAGTGGTACCTGCACCATTAACCACTGCTGATCCATCTTTATCTACACTTATTACTGCACCATTTTTAGTTCCATCTAATCCTGATCCTGTATTTATCACACCATCGTAATTTGAAGTCCTTAAGCTTACTCCATTTGGAGAATTGAGTTCCATTCCAAATGCATTATTATTAAACATTTGATTAGAACGTTGAATTACACCATATTTTGGATTATCCGCAATCAAACCTCCAAATCCTCTATCATCTAGAATTAATTTTCCATCTTTAAAATAAACTCCCTCATTCATCCAATTTGTAACACTCATCGTACCTGAATCAATATCAATATTCAGATTTCCATTAGTGGAAGCAATACGACCTTTTTGGAACAAAATTTCACCACTATTCAAATTAATCTTCAAGTTAGCACCATTAATAGTCCCAGTGGTGATGTTATTGGCATTTAAGTTAATTACGTTAATCCTGCCCGCGTCAAGCGTACCTGTATTAATCTTATCTGCTGAGATATTAGTGATCGCAGCGTTAGGGATAAATGCTTTACCAGAAAATACAGTTGAGCTTGCATCCATATATATTTTGTCATTCTGGATTAAAGTTGTGCCAGCTGACATATTAATTTGCGAGATAGTATCATTTTTTCTAACTATAAGATTGGTAAACCACCAATTTCCAAAATCAGAATATGAATCAATTTCCACCCATATTCTGGCTTTTACTGCTTCCTTAGGAATAGTGATAGACCCTGATTTAGTTCGCGTACCTTCATTAGGAGCAAAATTTATAGCTGATTGCCAATTCCAAGTTCCATCTTTTTGCAAATAAGTAAATCCTATATTTAAAGGATGAGTAGATTGATTTTGCCAAGCAAAGACCGAGAAGAAATATTTGTCCCCTGCCGCCACTGCGAACATATTTCCGTAAAACGCATTTCTTGTATTAACTCCCCCGTAAAACTTTGTAGGACTACCGGGATCTCCAGACGAACTAAATACGTTTTCCCATCCTTCAGTACTTCCATCAATAAATGTTGGATTTAAACATATGTTAGATAAATCCCCCACGGCATTTACTTTAATACTAATATTATTAGCATTTTGAGTAATTTGACTTTGTAGATTATTGGTTCTATCAGTTATTTCATTCCTAATAGTTCCAGCAGTTTGACTTATCTGACTCTGTAGATTTCCGTAGTTACTTGAAACAGTTGATTGAAGTCCTTTTATGGTTTGACCTAATTCAGTAACTGCAACTTGTTTAGCTAAATCTTCGGGAGCTGGACACCAAGTAGTAGCAATTGATCCGGATTCTAATTTAAAATTTGCAAAATACAAAGAGCCACCGGGGACTATATCACCAGTTGGTATATGTAATCGCGGATTTTGTTCAAAAGTTTCCTGGGTTGTTGTAAAAGTTACCTGATGTCTTTTCCAACTGTTATCTATCTCATCAGATGTTCCTAGGGGAATCCACCCTCTGTTAGCACAATCATCTGTATAAAAGCTTAGTCTGATTTTTTGTTCACTACTTCCATTATGACGAACTAAAAAACTTAAAGTCCAAGTTCCTTTGGGAAGTGTAAAGTTTTGACCAAAGTAAACAGGAGCATGATTTAAATCTTTGGCATAAACATGAAAAACATTTGTACTTATTTCACCAGCATTTAATTCATTTTTATGACTATCTCCAGATTCAATTCCAAATCCAGTAGCTTCTCCAGCATTATCGGCATTATTAAAGTTACGCAAAGTATATGTATTAGTTAATAAATTCACTCCACCACTATTATTTTCATTAATGATTGGTTGCATCGTTTGCTGTACTTTTTGTATAAAGCCATCTGCAGTTTGTATAAAGCCACTATTCGTTAGTATATTGGTTAATCCATGCCAATTACTATCATTCTTAATTGAATTGATAACTTCATTTTTTGCAGTATTAGTTCTATTGTCAGACTCACCTTTAGTGTAATAAGAACCAAATTGTTGACTATTAATAGTTATGCGGGCAGACAAACTTTCTAGATCGTGTTCAGTATCTTCAACAGCCGGAGTCCAGTCAGTTGAAGCATTTCCCACTTCTAACTTTAGTTTTCCAAACTTTAGATATGTTCCACTTTTCAAGTCAATCGAATTTGGCAAATTAAAAATATCAAATAAGCGAACTCTATTGCCTTTTTTATTTTGTGGCCAAGTATAAGAACCTATAATTTTATAGCTGTTATTTCCTATCCTTTGAATATGTGCTTTTTGCACATCATGCCCATCATCCATAGTTAGCCATGTTAAAAATGTACCATTTAAACTTTTTATGATAGCATCTGTTTCAATCCAAATAGTTTGAGTATATTCTTCTCCTGGACTTAAGACATGCCAAAATCCCGTACCTTGGGGTAAAATTTCGACTCCATCACCACTAATTAACGGTAAAGAAGTATACGCAAAATTATCTTTCCAAACGGTATTTGGAATTCCAAATCCCATTACATATTCTTTGTCAGTCTTGCCAACTAAATTTCTACCTCCAATTCTTAGATTATTCAATTTATCTGTTACGTTATTGATATTAAGCTGTAGCCCATTAGCTGTAGCTTGCAAATCAGTAGTTTTAGCATATCCATTCAGATCACTAGCAACCAGCTTAGCGTTTAAAGCATTATTTGTAGCACTAACAAAATTAGCATATGTTGAATTATCTACTTTACCAGATAAGCTTGCTTCAAGTTTCTTAGCATCTACTTTGATCTGAACAATATCGCCTTGGGCATTGCCTAACGTTGATTGAAGTCCTTGAACTGTGGCTTTTGTCTGGTTTACATCCCCATTGATATTAGCTAGATCAACAGTTACACCATGAATATCAGTAGTAATCTTAGAGATATCTTTTCCTTGCTGAATAGCCTGATTTTGCAGTTCAGTAACAATATTTTTCTGTTCATTTACTTTTGTAATAGTATCAGAAACTTGGTTAGTTACATCGGTTACTTTAGGAATAACAACGGTATTGACTGTAGTACTTAGACCATCAAGTGAACCTTTTTGATTGTTAATACTTTCGTTAAGTTCAGCAATATCTTTATCCGCTTTGGCAAGATTATCAGCAATTTGTTTTTTGGCATCGTTTAAGCCGCTTTGAGCTTCTTGAACTTGCTTTTTGATTTCATCTGGAGTTAAATCTCTTCTAATCCATTTCCCAGTTCCATCTTCTTGCTCAGTGAACACCCACAACTCTGTTGAATTACCATTTTGTTTAAACCAAACATCATTAGGCTTAGCATTCGTAGGTGGCTCAGTTACACTAGGCGGAAAAATAACTGTTCCATCTGGCGCTTTTCGACCTTGGAGTTCTCTAATGGTTTGAGAGAATGTTCCCTCCCAAGCTATCCCAGAGTCTGTAGAAGAAGTTTGATCTGCCTTAGAGGTTGCTGACAAACCTCCATTAAAATCAAGAGTGTAGCTATTGTTAGGAACAATAAACTTATTACCTTGCTTGTCTTGTAGTTTTAGCCAATCTCCCGCTTCAATTGCAGGATTTCCAAACCAGTTCAAACTAAATGGATAAAAAGTAACATCTTTAAGTTGTTCCCAAATATTAGTCAGCCTATCAGGCGTCATAATATTGTTTTCAAGCTTTATTTGAGATCCATTCGTATCTCCAACTTGATAAGTCTTAGTTTCATCAGTATCTTCGCCATCTCTAGTTTTAGTAGTAATTGTAGTTTGGCACTGAATACCGCTAATTTTATATGGAGCTTCATTTTTAGTTAAACCAGCTTGTTCATACTGACTGGGATCCAGCTCATAGTTAGGTTCTGCAATAGTTCTAATTGTAAATAAGCCATGACGATCAAAGGTAGCATACCCAGCATACAATTGTGCAATCCAACCTAAAGCTTTTCTATACGTTTGACCAGTGATCGGATGAGGCAAATCTGATTGATGTGGAAGTCTAGCTAAATCATCCACATTAGCCTTGACTCCTGATTGTGCACAGATTTCAGCAATCACATCTAAAACTCTTGCTGGATAAGCCAGTTTAGATTTATAGGTTCCCTCTAAACCGCAAAATCTATCGCTTGCACTAATAGAAGTAAGATTGTTATTACGGTCCATTTTTATTTCACTAGAGATAATAAAAACGCCTAATGGTTCATAAATATAACCTTTAGACGTCTTAATTCCAATACTTGGCAAAACTTCCATGCCAAGTTTCAAATTCTCTATTAAATGTGAAAATTCAAGTTGAACACTGTTTGAGTATGTTGATCCAATAGCGAACGTGTCACCAGTATAAGCTCCTGAATCATATTTCAAACTATTGATATCAGTGGCTTCATAGGTCTTACCATTAACAATTACTTTAATATCTAAAGTTCTTTGTGTGGCTCGCCACGCATCTTGAACTTCTTTGATTTGTTTTAGCATTCTTTCACCTCCTACTGTTCAATTAAATCAAACGAAAGACCTTTCCATACTGGTACGGAATCTACAAAAGAATAGACGGGTGCAGTTCGGTCACCAACATAAAAAGTGCCCGATTTATTTTGGCCTGTTTCTGGATCCAGATATTCAACATTAAAGAACTCAGCTTTAACAGAGGCTAAAATTCCGGCACATTCAGACACAGTTAGAGCACCAAAGGATAAATTTATTTTACGTTTTGTGGCAACTCTATCTCTATGTAACAGCCCTTGTGCATCCCGAGTTGCCTTAGCATCTATGTCTTGAATAGCAACTTGCATAGTTTGCGGGGCCGGATTAACCACTGTCCCAGAAATTTTTAAAGAATACAATCACTCATTTCCTCCTTTTTAGAGATTCAACATATTTCTACCATTTCTTTGATTAATGGCATTAATTCCTTTAATAGCATGTTCACCGAAGGACTCATCACCAATTTTTACAGAGAGATGTAAATCAATTGGTTTTCCATTGTTGCTATTAATATTTTGCATTTGAAGAGCTTGGATAATCGCATTTACTAACTCTGTACTCATCTCCTTGAAGCCTCCACTTTTCATTGTGGAAGTATTGGACTGATTTTCAGCATAAATAGAGTCATTGCTAATTGAGTTTCTATTTAGAGACGTAGGGAGTTGTAAGCCACTACCAAAGTTATTATTCATAAAAGCAATAGCTTCATTAATTCTTCTCATACCTAATTCACGGTTAGTTAACGGAATTACCATTTCTGGCTTGTCGCCTTCACCGATTTCATAGAAACCGTGTTTAGCAATTAATCCACCATCTTCATAACCGTGACCATGACCAATTACAGCCAGCATGTCCGATCCATACCGATGCTTTGCATAATTGATGGCAGCAAGCATGTTGTCGTATCCATTGAAGATGTTACCGTGACCAGGGAAAGCATATTGTCTAAATGTTCCAGGCTTCGTTTGTAAAAGACCGGTTGCATTACCATCTGATAATCCATCATCTCCACCAACGGCATGTGGATTACCGCTAGACTCAGTTTGGATTTGACGAACCCATGCATTTACATATGCTGGTGTTGCAGGTAGACCATTCTTTCGCAGTGCTTTTTTAACAGCACTCCTCCAACCTTCCGCACCTGGTCCTGTTTGATGAGTTGAACCACCAAATTGATTGATAACTTTCTTAGCCCAATTCATCATGCCTTTCTTTTCTTGGTTAACAGCACCTTTAGCAAATTTAAGTGAGGCATCCCCTAAGCTCCAATCGTAGGTGACGAATTTATCAACAATATAGTTAACTAGTCTTTCTGGATGAGCGATATCATCAGTAACTTTTTCAAGTTCTTCCATCACACCATCTACAAAACTACCAACTCCATCAAAAAAATTGCCAAAATTCAAATTACCTAAGGCTGAACTAATTCCACTAAAAATACCACTAAAATCGAAATTAAAGTTACCAATACCGCCGGCATATTTAGGAACCATACCGGCTAATTCATTAGCTGTATTTGTAGCAGTCTTAACTTTGGTACCGGCTGGCAAGTACGTTAAGAAGTTACGCTTAGCAGGGAATAGTCCTTGTTCACCATTTGGCAATTCATAACTTTCTCTGTAGATGTCACCTTCCTGGTCATTAACCAGTGCTAAACCACCTGGGTGATTATCTGTACCTGTTGCATAGGAATTCCAATTGAAGAACCCCCAGTTCATTGATCCGCCACCTAATTTATTAAGTACCCAGTCAATACCTTCCTTAATTTTATTAGTAGCCTTTTGAACTGGATTTACAATTGCATTTACAACTTTTCGAACAGCACTACTAATGTTGTAAATGCCACTTCTAATTCCATCGCCAATAGTTCTGCCAAGAGTACCAGCCCATGATCCCAAGGTTCTTGAAGTGTTATGCCTAAAGCCAGATACCCAACTTCCTAATCGCTCACCGGCATTTCGTGCTGAGTTATAAGCATTACCAATACCATTATCAACGTGACCACCCAAGCCACCAGCCCAGCTAGAAATACTTTGGTTAGCATTCCCAAAGAAACTGCGCGTCCAACTAGATAGTTTGCTACCGGCATTAGTAGCTCCTGAGCGTGATGATTCGGAACCATTATTGATATGGTCACCTAATCTTTCTGCCCATGATCTTACCAGTCCACTAGCTGATTCTCTAAAGCCTGTAGTCCAGTTCTTAATTTTGGTTCCAGCATTCTTAGCCATTGCCTGGCCATTTTCAACACTGTTATTTACGTCAGAGCCAATTTTTGAAGACCAATCATGGACTTTCTTCTTAGCATCACTAATAAAATCAGTAGACCATTCTTTAACTTTAGTACCCGCTTGCTTAGCAAGTTTCTTGCCTTTGTCGATATCTTTATTGATATTAGAGCCAACATTTTGTGCCCAATTTTTAATATCTTTTTTAGCGTCAGAAATAAAATTAGTTGACCACTTATGAATATTAGAGCTAGCAGTTTGAACTTCTTTTTTACCCTTAGTAATGTTGGTATTGATATCTTTTCCAACAGACTTGGCCCAAGAAGTAAAGTTATCTAAGATTTCATGGGACTTAAAGCCGATTGCTTCAACCCAATCTTTAGGTTTCTTACCTTTACCGTATTTAGCCCAGCCATCGCCAAACTTAGAAGCACCAACACCGCCCCACTTACCAATAAATGATCCAACTTGTTGACCAACTGCTGCACCTAATGGACCACCAAACCAAAGACCAATTGCGCCTCCGACTGCTCCACCAATTCCAGAACCAAAATCAGCAAACTTTTCTTCTTTGTTCTTAGCCTTGATCCCTTTGTAGATGTCAATTCCAGAAGTTACGGCAATCATTGCGCCTGATAATCCAGTACCCAATTTCTGACCTAACTTCATTGGTTCGCCAGATTGAATAGAAGAGCGAGCTGATTTAAGGAAGTCAGTCTTAGCTAAGTTACTGTCTTGCCAGCCTTGATTTACTTCACTCCATAAATCTTTTATGTGGGCATAGCCACCTTTAATATTTTCGAAGCTTAATTTTGCAAGTTCCTTGATGTTGAGAATTGGATGCTTAGCAAACTCAATTACAACGCCAAGCATATCATCAGCATACTTAACACCAGCTTTTAGCTTATCGAACTTAAGCATTGCCAAAATCTTAAGGGTGTCAGTAAAGCTTTGAATGCCCGCAATAGTAGCTCTAGCAACTTTTATACCTAAGAGTGTAAGCAACGTTGCAGTCATAATCTTAACTGCTGTTTGATGATGATCTATCCAATCAGATAGTCCCTCAAGTGCTTTAGTTAAAAGTTTTAAAGCTTCCACAATTGCAAATCCAGCTATTTTAGCTAATGGTTTGATAAAACTATCATAGAACCATTCAAAAACTGGTTTAGCTGCTTTGACTACACTATGAACAACCTTAAGTGCAGCAGCTAATGCATTAAAGAACTCAGGAATTACTTGAGTAATCGTAAATCCTGCAAGTGGAAGTAAGACGTTTTTATAAGCCCAAGATAAGCCATCCCAAACATCTTTTGTTACAGGTCGAATAGATTTTAACAAGTTATCAATTGACTTCAATAGTGGAGTGAAATCAAGCTTTTTAGCCCAATTTGAAGTATATGTTGCCATATCTCCAAGAGCACCAAGCATATCATCAACCATACCTAGAAGGGTCTTAAAGATAGATGTACCAACATTTCCATGTTGCCATGCTTTATCGAATTGACCAGCTAAGTTACCAATCGTATTACCTACACCAGTTACAATTTGAATTAAATGGCTCCAGATTGAGACACCTAAGTTTGAATGCTTCCACGCTTCATCAATAGAAGTAGCAATATTCTTATAGATATCTAGAATATTGTTCAATGCATTTAGCCATGCCTGCCATAACTTTGTACCAGCATTACCGTGTTGCCAAGCCTCATCGAATGATTTGGCAATATCTCCAATAAATTCAACTAGCTTAGTAGCTAAATCTAAAAGATTAGCAAAAATTCTTTTACCAAGATCGCCAGTATTCCATGCTTCTCGGAATGAATCAGCTATGTGATGAATCGCAACTAGAACATTATTAAGCGAATCAAAGATGGCTTGAATAAATCTAGTCCCTCGGCCACTTTCTTCCCATGCTTCGGCAAACGCCCTCGCAATGTCGCCAATAATATTCAGCATATCCGCTAGTAGTTGAAGCAAGTTCTCCATTACTTTTTGTCCGGTGCCATTATCCCAGACATGTAAGAATGAATTACCTACGTCACCTAATAAGCGTTTGATTTCTTGCCACGAGTATTTAGCAGCATCCACAACCGCTTGACCTTTTTCATCCCAAGCTTTCTTCATTGGATCAAAGAGTTCACCTAGAACTTTTTTGACCTTGTTAGCTGCATCAATAGCATTCTGTGAGGCTTCTAATGGAACATTCCAGTCAAGACCTTGGTTACCATCTCCTGCTCCACTATCATCTAATCCAGCATCATCAAAAATAGGACTGTCTTGCTTTTGTTGCGGAGTAAACTTCTCTAATGGCTGTGCATCAAATGAACCATTATCTTGATTATTTTTACTGTTATCAAGAACATTAAGTTCATCGAATCCCATTAAAGAAGCTTGCAAGTCTTCATTAGCTTTTTTTGTATCTTCAAATGCCTTTTTAGCTTGTTCATTTGATGCCTTGATTCGCTCATTTTCGGCTGCAACTGCCGCCGCACCTTGACGATTGGCTTGAGCAATTTGTTGGTTAGCACGTTGTACAGCTTTAGCTTGTTCTTGCTGTTGTTTTTTAACAGCTTCATTAGCTTTACTTGCCGCCTTAGAAGTATCATTCATCGCTTGCACTTGATCGTACAAACCATGTGCGCCACTTCTGGCACTAGATAAACTCATCCCTGTTAAAGCAGAGCTAAATTGCGCAATCCATGCTGTTGCTTTCCTTAGTGAGTTCATCAAAGCATTCACAGCTGGTAAAACATAGCTGTAAATAGGATAAAAAGCAGTTAGCAGATTTACCTTAATTGCATTAAAACTACTTGCAAATTGCTTATTAGTCATTAGTGCTGCACCCATGCCTTGGGCTAGCATCATAATTGCTTGATAGAGCAACGTAAAGACAATTAATTGACTAGCTAGCATACGCATCGCCATCCGAACGCCCTTAAGACGCTCGCTTAACATTGACGCGCCACCACCAGCTCGACGCATAGAAGAACTTCCACTATTACCAAAACGTTTTAAAGATGAGTTGACGTTAGAGATAGTATTTCGTAATCTATTAAATTTAGAACTAAGTCCTGAAACGCTTTTGCTTTCTTCAGATAACTCAGTGTTAATTCTAGAAGAACTGGCCTTTAGCTCATCTCCACGTGCACTGACGTATGTATATGCCTTTGCTAACTCATTACTTCTGGCAACTAATCTTCTGTACTCAGCTTCAGCATTCTTAATCTCTTTATTAGTGCCCGAGGATCGGCCAAGAGTCGCATCATTATCCCTCATTTCAGCAATAGAACGTCTAATTCGTTCAATCTTGCCTTCCGTTTGATCCATTTCACGCTCAATGCGTCTTAATGAGTTAGGAACAGTATCAAGCTCCTGCGACATTTCCTGTGCAAGAGCCTTAGCTTGAGTCTGATACCGTTCCATCTTAATTTGAGCGTCAGCAATTTGATCATCTAATCTCATTGCTTTAACTTTACTACCCTGCTTGCTCATATCCAGATTGTCTCGATTAGCTGTTAAAGTAGCAATTCTTCGTTGCATTGATCGAGCCTGTTCCATCTTCTCGTTGATGTGAGTTACTAAGCTATCAACTTCTTTTTTAGCTCTAGATGCTTCAGCTCGTATTTCATCATCAATACCTAAATCAACAGGACGCTTTGGCATATAACTCTGAATTCGTTTTTCTTGATAGTTATCAAAGCTCGAGTAGTCATTCTGTGAAGTGGACTTTAATGGTTCTTTTACTTGCGTTTGTGATTTGGGCCTAGAAATATCTTTTACTACATCATGAGCTGTACTAGTTTGTTGTGCAATTCGTTGTTGCATATTAGAAGCTTCTTGCAAGCGAGCTGTTAAACTATCCAGGCTTTTTTCTGACTGATTAACAGCTTCTTTAGAGCTTTCAGCTTGTTCTTTATTTCCTTGAACAATCTTATCTGTTACCTCATTTTGAGTATTAAGAGTCTGTTCAAGCAATTTTTGCTTGGCTTGTTCTGCCTCAGTACGTTGACGAACTTCTTCTCTAGCAGATTCGTTAGCTTTTGAAACATTGTCATTCATTGACTGACTAATTTTGCCTAAGCCATCTTGAATCTTATATTGCATATCATTAGTTTTCTGACTAATGATATTAGTAAATTCATCAAGCTTTTGCATAACATCCCCATAATTGGCAGTAAATCTTAATTCAAGTTCTTCTAAATCCATTAACTTCCACCTCCTTTATCTTTATTAAATTGCTTAATCCGTTGAGCTTGTTGCATTAATAGAGCCTGATCTTGTTTCCAATCAGGTTCATTCGTTTTAGAAGTCTCTTCCACATTGTCTTTGACAAATGGATAAGCTTCTTCAACTTTTGGCATTTTAGCAGGATCATTAAAGGCAAATGCAACCATCTCACTTAAACGATGGTCCATGTATGCCTTAGCACGCAGATCTTCTAATCTTCGCGTTTCATTAGCATTTATTTGCGTCATAATCTCGCCAAAATCCATATCCCAAAAGTGATCTGCATCTATGCCTGATTCAACTGCAATTGGGTATAGATGTTTGAATAGATCTGATACTGTATCAAAATGATCTTCGTTTACATCAATTCGTCTTCGGTGGTTTCCACTGAATCGAGAGTTACTTCTTCCGATTCCGTATTGGTCTTGGTAGCCTTCTTCTTTTTCTTGCCGAAAAAACCAGATTCATCAAATAGTTCCATCAACTCATTAAATAAATCCATGGTAGTGTGACCATCATCTAAGTATTGTTCAAACGCTTCAATAACGCGTTTATCTGTAACACCGTGGTTTTGATTTGCACCTTGTAGAACAATCAGAATTTCGTTAACTGGCGGCAATTTATTGCCACCTTGCGAATCCATGAAGAGGGAGAGCATTGATTTACCTAAGCGTCGTTCAATCTTAAAAATCTCACGTCCACCAAGCTTTAAATCAAGTTCAAGATCACCCAATTGTACTGTCTTAGTTGCTTTCTTAATTGTTGTTACCATAATTTCTCCTATTCATGTTGTATAAAAATAGACGTAGGAATCGAACCCACGCCTATCACTTTCTATTACTTACCAACTGATTGACTTGCTCCTGCAGCAACAAATGTAGGCCCATCAGATACAGTAATAGTGATTGTGTAACCTAATGCGCCGTTAACTGATACTGAGCCAAATTTAATGTTGTATGATCCTTTCATCGTAGCTGTCATTCCATCTGGATATGTAACTTTCCATTGGTATTGCTTTCTATCACCAGCCTGCGCCAGAGCTTTTGCAAAACTAGCACCCTTATATACTGCTTGGAATTGAACGTTAGAAGCATTTTGAATACCTTCAACTTGCTTACGTCTATCATCTGCCAAAGTAGTTACATCGATTTTTTCAGTGTCTCCACCCAATTCAGGGATGGTTTTAATATCAGCAATTTCATCCCAAGATGATCCATCTACTGATCTTTCGAGTGTTGTTCCTGTTCCTGCAAGACCTTCTGAGCTATCAACTGCAAAACGTTGAAGGTCTAATGTTAATAAATCACTATAAAATTTTACGTTGTTCATTTTTATCCTTTCTGATATACACGATGGCTAGTATTATCTACAATTCCTGCGAAAACTATTACCACACGTGATACTCCATTTAAATCTTGGTCACCAACACTATTAGAAAAGCCCATTGCTGAAAACTTAGCAATGAGCTTATTTTTTATTTGTGTTAGTGATCCTTTGTCATTATATAAATCAATTGTTATCTTCCATTCTGTATCAGTTTCTTCCTGATAGGCATTGCGTATATAAGAAGACTGACTAGTTGAATAAATCGCAGTCGGGAATACTGTGAATTTACCAGGATAAGAAGGTGAAACCATTTTTAATTCTGGAATAGATTTAAGTGTCTTAAAGACAAGTGCTTTAACATTATAAATTTCCATCTAATCACCTAACTTATCACGCAATTCTTGATCTACAGAGTTCTTAATGATTTCTGGTGCTTCCTTTTCAATTCGATTAGCAGCAGGCGTCATAAACTGTCTAGCTGGTTGTCCAGCAGTTCGATAGAAATATTTATCGTTGATTTTAATCTTAGGTATGCCATAAATTTTAGTTAAATCTAAATCAACCGAATCAACTGGAAAGAACCACGGTGTTTGTCGATAAGTAATTGCAACACCTTGTGGAAGTTGTTTATCGGACATTTCCCCAACCAAACCAGTACCAAATTCACGAAACACTGCAACCATAGACGAGTTCCACCAGCGACCAATAACTTCATCATTATCAATTTTAACTTCATGCTTAAAGCTCCGTGCAAGTTCGCCAGTAGAATACTTTATGCTGGATTGCAATTCGTCCACTGCATAGGCTTCTGCTTGTTCAATGGCAGTTTCTTGTCCGTTAGCTGTAGCACTAGCAACTACGCTAGGGAGCTTTTTAAGTTTTGTCTTTAGCTCATCAAGCCCTTTTAGTTCCACATTAATCATTTTGCTCATCCCTTTTTATTCGCTCTAAGGTGACGTTTTTATGAGTAGAGAACTCCTGAATAGCTGTAATCTTATAATCTGGATTACTAGTGCCGGGTACATTTAAACAAATTCCATAGCCTTCTCCATGTCCTTCTGAAAGCTCTTTTCCTTGATATTTGCACGTTTTAACGTACTTAATATCTTTTCCATAAAGTTGAGCATTAACAGAACCGCCAGCAGATTGAACATTCATTTTAATTGATTGGGGATCACTCCAACCTTTGGTTGTATAACCTTCATCATCTTGAATATCCGCAGGTTTTCTAATATAAACGGTTGTTAAATCACTTTCTTTTAATCTCATAATCTAGTCACCTTTGCTATTCGATAATGATTTAGTCCCAATCGAATATCTTTAGGAATACCAGTTTCAATATAATTAGTAACTCCACCCTCTGATCGTTGAGTTTCGCCCTCTATACCTAGTCGGTTGTAATTAATAACTGCTAGCTTTTTAACATAGATATCCATGTTGCCAACCAACTTCTTTTGACTAGTGTAATCTAACACTTGAGCTATAGCCTCTTTAATTAAGTCTGTTACTAAGTCATTATCAGAAACCTGTAATCTTGTGCTTAGGGATGAAACCATTTCTGCCATTTGATCCACATTAAGCACCTCCACAATTAGAGCACTTTAGCTTGGAAAACATCTTCTGCGCTGGCAAAGCTTGGGAGCATAGTTGCAGCAGCAAGAATCCACGTACCAATTGGATCTTCACTTGTTTCATATACTTTAGCCATCACATTGCCTACATTAGAAACTTGTGCATTGCTTGAAACCAAACGATTTTCTTCTGGAGTTGGGCCATAAATCTTTTGACCTGGTACTTCATCGTTAAACAAAACAATTCTATCTTCCGGGAAATAAGACTGAGTTGTAAGATTGCCCTTAGCATCTTCTGTACGATATTTTCCATCATAAGCACGAATAACTGGCAAACCTTGTGCAGTCATCCATTGGTCTAAGTCTGATTGACCAACTACACGACCTGTATCTTTGCCAAAAATAGCTTCCTTAATTTCGGTGCTACGCATTAATGTCCGTAATACTTTCTTAGAAGTTAAGGCTCTTGTAGGAGTGATATCTAATTTATCAGACCAATCTTGCAAGTTTTCAATAATAGATGCACCGTCCTTGTCCCAAGCGCTAGTTCCTGTTAGTGATGTTTGATGGTCCTTAGGAACACCATAATCAATCGAGATACCATTTGACTTATCTGTAATCTTACCAGTAGCAAACATTTCCATCGTCATCTTTTCGCCACGGGCTTTTACGGCTTGAACCATTGCATCGATGTCATCAAAAACATATTGCTTTAAGTAGTTTTCTTCAGCAGTATTACGTGGTGCTTGAAGCTTAATTAACATTTCTTCAGTAAGTTGCATTTTACGCTTTACATATGCTAATTCAGCAGTCATCTTGCTTGCATCACGACTACCAATTTCAGCTTCACTATCAAATGCTGAAATATTAGCAATAGTTGGTACTCGACTACCTGCCTTTAAAATGTCCACTTCAAGAGTTGGTACTTTAACAGCTGGAAACAAAGCATCGCCTAACATATCTGGATATTGACGATTGCGAGTATAGTCAAGAACAGTGCTTTGACTAAACATATCAAGAATTGGTGTAGCAAATCGTTGTAAATTTAGTTTTAACTTTTGATCTTTCATTTACTATTTTCTCCTTTATTGAGCCTTATGTGTATCATCAGTTGATGGGGTTGTTGCTGTTTCTAGGTCCTTAAAATGAATTGCTGTCATTGCCTTAATTGCTTCAGCTGTTGGCACTCGGTCAAGGCGTTGACTTAAGACCCAGCCTTCACGCATTACTGCAACCATTTGATTAGTATCACCATCTGTCACATAAACGTCATTAACAGTAATGCCAATTGCTTTAGCATCATTAGTTGGATACACAGTACCAGCTGGAATATACTTTCGACCTAGATCGTCAGTTTTTACATTGTAATTATCTTTGTTAATTGTTTCTGGAAAAGCAGTAAATTTTTCAGAAGCAAGAAAATTTAATTGCTTACCATTTTGAAATTGTGTGTACATATTTATTCCTTTCTAATTCCAAAAATCATTTTTTACTTTTTGAGATTCATTAGCTCTTTCAGCAAAGATTTCTCCAGTAGTTTTGTTAGTTTGAGTATTGCCTGAGATCTTTGGTGGTTTTGCACCTTGAGCTAATCGAGTTTCAACAGCATCATGAACAGCACTTCTAAAAACGTCACTAACTTTTTGATAAGTATCTGTCATTTTATCCTCATCAGTTAGAATATCGTCAAAAACATCTACTAACTCTGCTGGCAAGCCATCGGTAATTAGCTGAGTTGCCAATTTACTCTTGTTTTCACGCTTAGTTACATCAGCTTCTCTATCAAGCAACGCTTGCTCCCGTTGCTTAAATTCATACTCTTGTCGTTCCTCTGGAGACATCTTCTTAAGATCTTTAGCTTTTTGAGCTTTATCGTTTTGCTCTTTTTCCCACTTAGAGCGAGCTGTATCTAAAGCCTTAGCCAATTTCTTATCTACGAAAGAATCCAATTCTGATTGAGTACTAAATGTTTTAAAAGGTTGTTCATCAGTTGAACTATCATCTTTTACATTGTCTTGTGTATTGTTGTCATCACCTCCCTCGCCTTGTCCTTCATCAGCAAATCGTTGCAAATCAAGTTTTAATAAACCTTCATAAAATTTATTTTCCATAATTAGTCCTTTCTACCCATGCACACTTGCAAAAAACTGCATGAAAAAAGCCACCCCATATTTCTACACGGTGACTCTTAGATATGCAGTAACAAATCCACATACGTATATTTAGTTTTCAAGGCAGTTTTATGACTTACCTAGGTCTGGCAAAATAAAAAGCACTCAGTTAGTGAGTGCCCTTAGGTCTATAAACAACTTTTTCTATGTCATCAATTGAAATTGGCTTCATAGCCATTGTTTTCTTTTCTTGTTCAGGAGTTTCTACACCATAATCTGGTAGAAAATGAGTTTCATCTAATTGGTCCATTAGGCCAACTAATTCGCCTGTTTTCAAAATAACGTTATCGTATTCTTTTGGAATAAGCTTACTCATTTTTCTTTACCTCCTTAATGTAACTACTTGTGTATCTTATTTGTTTAGGATTATCTTTTGGCACTATCCAACCCACAACAACGTTTACTGGAATACTGTCTTTATTGTACAACATTACTTTCTGTTCATACATATTTCCAAAGCCATTATTTCCTTTTAGTTTAGCCGGATAAATATTAGCAGCATTTTTTATAGCATTTACGTAATCTGCAAAATTATCTTTATTGTAACCTAGCTTTTCTTTAATTATTTTACCTTTATTCCATCCTCTTTCATTGTCTCGGTCAAATAAATAATCTGTAAATTTTGGAGTTGGAAGAATCATATTATCTAAATTAGGCAATTTCTTTTCAGGATGTTCTTTTAAATCTAATCTTCTTTTGATATCAACTTTTAAATTATTCCAATAAGTATCATTTTTATGCTTAAGTTCATTATAAACTTTCTTCGAAGGTATATCATTTCCTAGAACTTCTTTTGCCTTATCATAATCATCTACAGAAGTGTGAGACGAGTTATTAGAACTTTTATTAGCATTACCTAAATAAATTACGGGAACGGTCCGGCAAAAGGGATGCAGTGGTGGAACGTTCTTACCAAATACTGCATCTTTAACATTATAGACATTTCCATTTATTGATCTGCATATCTTACTAGTACGACTATCAATAACTGCTAGCAATTGATATTGCTTAACTCCACGTTTACGCCAATTATCTAGCTTAATTTTAGAATAAAAGAAATTAGCCTCAGTTCTAATCAAGCGACTAGCATAGAACTTACCAACATTGAATTCTTGTTCAATTCGCTTAATCATTTCACGTTCAGGAAGATTACTCAGTTCTTTAACTGTAAATAATTCTTGCAATCTTTCGGCTAATTTGTCTGTATTACCCCAGATACGTGATGAAAAATTCTTCCCTTTCCAGCGAGTTTCTAGTGCCTTTTCAACATAGCGATTAGGGATTTCAGTAACTTTACTCTTGGGAATATCTTTATCCATTGGAACAGTAGCTACTTCTTTACCAGTATCAGGATTTTTAATGACTATTTTGTCCTGCTTAACTTCTACAGAGTGAGAAGAGTGGAAGGTGTAGTCCTTAGTAGTGTCATAAACAGCACTTTGTTTCTCCGCCTCTGACCAAGCATGTTTCATTATTTTAGTATGCAACTTAACATTCTGATCTAGTTCAGTTGCTCCAGCCGATTTTGCAGCAATGTATGCTTTAAGTTGCATTTCTTCAAGTCGTGTAATTCTGCTCTTAGCTGCAAGTCTACCTAAGTAATCATCCACTGCCTGTCTACTTCCCTTATCAGTAATACCAGACGATAAGGCTTTAAGGGTAACCAATTCAGAAGGAGAAATGTGTGATGACATAATAGTTGCAACTTCATCTTTAGTAATATCTGCATAAAAATAGCGACGATAGATCTTCTGGACCTCGTCGCTTAAGTATGATTGTGCCTTTTGATATGCATTATTAATTATTTTTAACCTTTCGGTTGCTTCATCTTGATTTCTCTGCTCATCTTGCAAATCACGTAATTGCCAATAAGTAAATTTCTTCTTATTAACTTTCATCTATATCAACACCAAGAAATGTATTGGCCGTATTGGTCAATCAATTGGTTAACTGTATTTTCAAATGCATTTAATAGCGTTTTATTTTTAATACTTTTAGGGTCTGAAAATATAGCAATTAATACGCCATCTTTATCTGTTGCAGTTACTTTAGTGCAATTATTTACAGTATGAGTAATAAGCGTAGAAAATGAAGCACAAACAATATCAGAACCTTTAACACTATACTGCGCGTGTCCGGTGGCTCTGATTATTGTTTGATTCGGCTTTTTTATCATTCTCACTCGAATCATCTTGGTCATCCTCCACTTCTAAACGATCTGGATCTTGCCCACGTAATGCTTCTTGATTCTTTTTAATAGTTTCGGCATCTTGCTGATTCATTTCATCAATAACGTCTTGAGGATTATCAACGTCAGGAAGCCAACTATAAGTATATTTTCTAGGAATTATTCCATCTGCATTTTTAACGTTATTAACTACATCGGATAAATTTGAAGGAATATTAGCTGCAAGTGAGATCTTACATCCACTAGCATCATCATTAGCACCTTTAATGTTTACAATTGTTTGAATCAGTTTCAATCTTCGACGTAAGCCATCAAAAAAGTATCGCTGTTTGATTGATAGTAAATTTTCTAAGCCAAATAATTTAAACTTCATTGCTTCACCAGAAACATTACCCATGAACTTCTCATCATTCATATTTGGTACGTATGAAATCTTGTGGATGTCATTTTCAATAGATTGACTAAGTAAGTTGACTTGTGTTTCATCAAAGCTCTTTGTTAACCACTCAATGTCAGCACCTTCTTCACGGGGAGGAGCTTCAATTGCACCACGATTCAAACGTTTAATGTCTTCGTTATCATCTAGGCCAAAACCAAAGGTAACAAGTATTGCATCAACAAATGCTTCCTTATCAGAAATACGATCTGTTTGTAGCAAGTTATAGGCATCAATCAAAGAGATGAGCTGTTCAAAGTCGCCTTGTCGTTCTTCATTATTTCGGTATTCAATTATCGGAACTGCGCTAAATAAATTCTCGCCATCATAAACAATTGGATCATTTGCTGAAACTTCCATAGACATTTTAGTGCGATACTCTACAATTCGCTGAGGCATGTAAACAGTAATGCTATAGCCATTAGTATTACCATCTAAGTCTTTCTTTTCTTGTATAAATACCGCAAATAAAGGCTCGTGCTCAACAGTATCATCGCAAACTACAATGGTTGCTCTTGGATCAATTACTTCAATTTTAAGTTCAGTATTTGGAGTAAGCTTTTCATTCCCCAATTCATCCCTAACAGAGATTGGATCAGTCTTCTTTAGATACAACAATTCATATCCATAGCCAAATACTGACAAGTCTTTCTCTAGCTCAATATCATGCTTATGAATATCAATTTGATTAAATACTTCTAGGATATCATCAATATTCTTACCCTTTTCAGCAACATACTTCACAGGGTTACCGGTCATAAAACCCACATTCATATCAGTAATGTATTTAGCATGATTAACCATCACATTAGCCGCTTCAACGGTAGCATTATCAAACTCATGCTTTTCAATATTTTGCTTACCATTGTAATAACTAGATAGATTGTCCAAACGTTTTTTACGTTTTTTCAATTCTCTAATCGCATAATTAATTGCTTCAATATTCGGCTCATTAACATCAGCAAGTAAATCTTTATCAATTACAACTGCCACATTTACACCTTCCTTCTATAAGCCACGTACTCTAGGTCGTACAGTAACCTTTGCAGTAACTTTCTTGTAAATAATTGTGTATACGAAATATCTCATTGCATCACAAGCATGGTCGTGCTGTTTAACCGGCTTATCCTCGCCATGTTCTGCTGCTTTATCATCCCAAACATAGCTGGCTAACTCTTTAAAAAGATTAGGACAATTCATACTAAATTTGATCTTTCCCTCGTTCATAGCTGTCTGAGTAACTCTGATACCATCTAGCACATCATTCTTAGCTTTTCTAACCCGAAAGCCGTTCTGTCTTAAAGTTGCACTAAATGATGCAGCTGATGGGTCAATAATCATTTCTGCTTTAATATTGCCAAGAAATTTCTTTAAGTCCTCACAATATTCTTCATCTGTCTTCTGCCGTGAAGTAGTTCTACCAGAATAGTAATATTCTTTAATCAAATACCAGGTACCGTGATTTAACCCCCACAAAAGAAAAGCTGTTGGGTTAAGTGTTCCGTAGTCGCATGAAACATAATACTTTTCAAAATGACTAGGTAACTCTTGGACCACCATAGTATCTTTATCGAAGTTGTCATAGATAACCCCCTCAGACATTACCCATAATCCTTGAATATAGCGCTGATAGAATACCCCTGAGTACATGCGCTCATATCTGCCTATCGTTACGCTATCCAGGGATGGATTATCGTGCATTGTAAAGTGAAGTCGCAATGCACGTTTATCTTTCATCTGGTCAATCCAGTCAAGCTTGAACCAATGATAAGGACCAGCAGGATTACAGTTAAACCACATTTTTGAACCACTGACCGAACATCTTGCAGTCGCCTGATTAACAAATGATTCCGGCATAAGTGCAACTTCATCAAAAAAGAACCCAGCTAAGGTAATACCTTGCACTAGGTCCTGTGAAGCTTCGTCTTTACCACCGAAAATGAAGTAATAATTCGTATGTCCATTTTTGCTGATGGTTATCATATTTTCAGAACGAGAATCATGTATTATGTATCCTTCACTCTCTAACATACTTCTTAATGGACGCAACACATTACGTCTAAAAGAGCCAATAGTCTTACCTGCCATACCAAATTGCTGACCTGTAAAATTAGTCATCGACCACAATATGAAAGAGAGAGACATTACTACAGTCTTGCCGGCACGAACTGAGCCATCGCAGATGATAGCCTCATAATCTTTCAAATCTGGGTTAGCCCACCAGCTTAGAACTTGTAATTGCTTTTTCGAAAATGGAGTGAAATTAAATCTAACCGTCTTCATTGTCATCTTTACTCCATATCTTAGCCATTCCGCCAGTTAAAGCATTGAGTAGTGAAGTTGTGCTACCATCGTTAACCTCAGGCTTAGGTAAGCGATCAAGAAGGATCTGCATTGCTTTCTGGCGATCTTCCATTTCAACAACTGCTTCACCCTTATCTATTCGAATACTCTTAATATTTGACGTATCAATATCTTTACTATCTTTCAGAGTAATTAGATGTTCGTAGTAGTAAGCCTGTTCGCCTGTTTCAGGGTCAATCTTTGGAACATAGCGGAAATTACCTCCGCCGTCTTCATAAGGTCCATTTTTATCGCGTACTTTATAATAAGCTAAATGCTTTTCTGTTCTAAACGACAGAACATCAGTAACGTTGCTAGTCGCTTGATTTAAGTAACGTAGCAAGATGTCATTAGCGGTCGCATATAGGTCTTGAGATTGCTGTTTCTTTAACTCAGTAAGGTATTTTTTGATGCCATCATTTGCCATCATTCTAGCGGCGTTAGAATGTGCTTTTTCATAACTTCCACCATATGCCCGTTGATAAGCCCAGGTCGCATTGTATCGCTGTAGATAGTACAAACAGAAGGCTTTCTGCTTATCATTAAGTTCATCATTATCTGGTAATTCTGGTGGTAATAGCGATGGTGCAACCTTTTTCGGTTTTGTACGCGTACTTTTTGACTTTGTATGCATACTTTTCTTTTTTGTTGCATTATTTCGTTGCCACTTGTTCCTAGTCTTCCACGACTTGACTGTACTAAGAGCAACACCATACTTAGCAGCAATATCCTTATATTTCATACCAGCCAGATAATCTGCTTTTGCATCTTCCATCTTACTCATCGCATATTCACCACCACCTTAATTTGTGCAAAATAAAAAGAGCTTGCCGTTTCCATGAGCAAACTCTTTCTGATGATATCGCAAGCGGATAAGGACGAATAATGTGCAAACCATATATTGCTAAATTTATAACAATTAAAACTTTTTTTGATGCTGCGATATCGTATGGCTGATAGTGGATTCGAACCACTACCAGTCTGTTAGAACATATACGAGGAATGTAGTTTGTGACTTATCTTTCAACAACTCACAATACCAATATAACCTTTATTAAAGCCGTCTAACCATCACCATTAATCAATTACCTTGCAGGTATATTACCGGTTTCTTTATATTCGTGTAAATCTATTATTGGAGAGCATTTCATATATCTTTGCCAATGATCGAAACTATCAGCAAAGAATAATTGTGCCCTATGTTTCAAGACATTATATTGCGTATGACTATATCTAATTGCCTCAGCTACTTGCCAATTCTCCATTCTGTATATATAAAGGTCGCGCATTATTACCTTAGACATTTCTGGTAGATGATAGATTGTACGATGAATTGCACGTACTTCTGCTTCAGCATTAAGCCCACGAATGATATTGGATTCAGCATGATTAGTACCATTACTGTGAGCAGGTGTCAAAGATAAGCTGGGTGAACGTAAGTCTGTTAGATTGCGCCCAGCCATTAAGATCAATCTATCTAGATCATTTGTTAAGAAGTCATCAACCTTATTGCATGTTCTCTCACAATCTAATTCTTCAAATAATAAACTCACGGTTTCACTCCTCAATATGTCTGTACGATTACAAACCGTACTTACTTCTATCTTCATCTGATGCATCAGGCAACATGTGCTGAATTGCGAACTCTGCATAGTTTCTCAAATCCACATAACTATCCAATAATGACTCGTTATTAGCACTACCTTGATTATTTTTAGTCAAGGTAACAATACGATTAACCTTGTTAAACACTTCAATTGCTGAGTATGTTAAGCCAAAGGTATCGAAGTTCTTACCGTAAGCATCTCCGTATGCTTCATTTTTCTTAGCTGTAAAGCTATCCAAAGCTTTAGAGATTTCTGAAAAACTCTTCATATTAATAATAGTTCCTTCCTATATTTTAATATATATCATGCTTTTAAGACATAGACATGGGTAAATTAATGAGAGTATGTTCTGATATCATCAGAATACTTAGTATAGATTTTGCCGGAACTTCCCATGTATTTCCCACCAATCGGAATATCGCTCCAGATGAATTCATAATTATCTATATGGTGTCCAAGCCTTCGCAAATGATTAATCGCTGAATGATATGTTCCAAGCTTGAAGTAATCAGCAGCTTTGTGAGCATTCTGAATATAGATATTATCAATGCGATAGTTGAAGATCGGTACTATCGGTAGATGATTATACTTTCTAATCTGAACAATTAGAGATACTGGCAATCCAGTTTCTTGAGATATCTGATATCTTGCATATCCTTGTTCAAGTAGTTTCAAAGCTGTTGTTCTGCGTTTAGGATCAATCACTTGCGTTATCTTGTGCAATCTAATTATATCTTCATTATCATCAGGCACATTAGTAATTGAGCCATAGTTCATTTCTAAAATGTGAAGTGTTCTATAAAATTCATTCGTCAAAGCCATTGTCGTATCTCTTTTCTGCAAATATCCATTTATAGCCTTTATAAAATTTATGCTTTCCATGACAACAAGCTGATATTCCATCTTGACGAATATGATTAAGCTTTGCTGCTTCATTTTGTGACGAATAGTATTTGATAATTTTCCCATCTAATGACAGTTGTACAACTGGTTTAGAAGCTTTTTTACCATTGTGAATAGCAATAGAGACGTACTCATTAGCTTGTTTGGTTTTAGATAATCTATATTTATGCCTACCATAATTGTTATTATATTTGGACGTACACCATTCTAAATTATTTGAACAATTATTGGATGGATTTTCATCTCTATGATTAATTTGAGTATATTTAAAAGGATTAGGAATGAACGCTATGGCAACTAGTCTATGTACTTGATAAGTAGAGCGTTTACCGTTTATAGACAAATTAATATACTTATATCCTTTAACATCTGTTTTTAACTTCATAATACATTCTTTTTGAATATATCCTTTAAACCCATTCTTTCGGAAACGTTCTAAACTTTTTACCCTACCTTTATTAGAAACTCGATATTTACCTTCATATCCCTTAATATCTTTCCACACTTCTACCATTTTTATCACTCACTTTCATCATAATCTTCAAATCCCCAGCCGACTAATCCTCCTTCAACTATCATTCTTGCATCATCTACAGATCGCGCTATCCCATGAATTATATTGTGGGATGCAAGCATACGATGGAATCGTATTTGATCTTCCCTAGGTTTGCCAGTTGCATTTTTAACCTCAATAAAGAATGCCTTGCCGTCTACCCAGCGAAAACCGCTTAAATCTGTATAGCCTGATGGCAATCCTGTAGAAAAGAATCTTCCATCAGGGGTTCTTACTTTGCCCACATTGGCGCGAAAAACAGTGCAATGATGCTTAGACAATTCAACCTGAATTTGTGATTGTATGCTATGTTCAGACTCAGACATTTCGTTCACCTGCTTTAATGTAATTAGTCATGAGTTAGCTTCCTCCCACACATCGGACAATAATTTGCATTAGTTTCAAAGCAGTACTCGCCTAGATTAGAGACATACCCCTGAATATAAAGCTGGTTATGTTCAATATCTAATGCTGTTTCGTGGTAGTCCATATCGCCCATAAAACCAGTTTCTCCGGTATATCTAATTAGAGGTTTAATGAAACCTTGCTCTCCATGATGACAATACGGACATTTTTCTTTTATTGCTAACATTCCATATCTTCTTTCACTATCTCGTTAACTTCATCTTTTAAATAAGTCAATTCAGTAAATGACATATTTCCTAATTTAGCTAAAACATGATTAACTAGATAACTAAAATGTTCACTATCATCTAAGAAAGCTATTGATGCTTGTTCTAGTAAGGGATCTAGTTTCTTTAACATAAATTTTTGTTGTTCATTCAGTTTCATAGTTAATCTCCCAGTCTGTAAAATATCGAAATAATCCCTCGTCCTGAAAAATCATTGCAGGGTTTAATCTCATAGCTATCTATCTTTTCAGGTAACGGTTCATTAGGTTGAATCTGATGCACCATTTTAATCAATTGCTTTTGGCTTAATTTAACCTTGGGATTATATTTTTCAACGTATGCTCTTGCCATACATAGCATCATTCAATCACCAGCTTTGCGTTTACTTTTTCAAAATGATAGCCACGGTCAATTAAAATATCAATTGTTGAAGACGCTGTTGCTGCAAATAGAAATTGCTCAATACCTGCATTTACACCTAAGTTAGTCAATCCATATCCATCTTCTTGACTAATATGTGTAATAATCGCATATCTTTTATTTTCGGCATCTTTCCAAAAGCAAACTACATCACCAACTTGCCAATCATTAGCTTGCTTTTCTCCACGTTTATCTATTACTTCCATCAGTTTAATTCCTTTTCTTTAATGCTAGCTTGTTTATAGAATCCGTAATTAAAAGCTTCACTTGGTTGAATTCCAATTTCATTTGAAAATTCATAAATATCTTCAGGATCAATATTGTCTTCTATCCATGTTTGCTTTAATAATTTTAAATATTTGCAAGCATCATCATAGTCTTTAAACAATACTGTATTAATATCAAAATCAGTAAAGCTACTTGGATCATCAATATTGTATTGTTCGAAAATTTCCACTGCGTATATTAATTTATCGTTTACCATTCACTTGTTTTCTCGTTGCCATTCTTTCTATTTAACTAACTTCGCTAAGATCTTTTGCTTATTTGCGATTGATAATTTGCTAATGTCGTCAATTAATTGATTAAATTTTGCATCAGCTTGTTTTTGGCGAGCTTCTTTTTTACGCTTAGATATCTTTTCATCTTCTGCCTTAATCAGCTTATCAAGGACTTTAAAGCTAAATTCTATAACTTCATGCTTTGCATACTCTTCATTTACGCCATTAGATTCAATATCATAAGTCAAAATATGAATAGAATTGATACTTTTTAAATTACCATCGTGATAAGATTTTAGATAATCTTTCAGATCTTTATATTTATTAGAATACTTACTATTATCAAAAGATAGATCAAGTTCTGTAACGTCAAAACCTGGAGTTGGATGTTTCCAATATCCATGATCGCTAGTGGTCCAAGGTAAATGTAAGTATTTATGAATTAAAGTGGGCAAAATAATCTCAGGTGAATTGGATAAAACTAAGTCGTAGTTACTTACAATACAATCTGCCAGATCACTCCAGCCTGTTTTTACAATATAAACTTTATATTTTCCGTTATCGATTCCAGGTTTAAATTCAAGAATATCAACCATAAAATAATTACCTCCACAGTTCTATGCGTAATAGCCTAAAGCAGATTGCAAAGCCAGCTTTATTGCACGCCTATTTTCTTCACTCGATAATTCTGAGTATTTAAGCTCATCATTTATTGCATCATTAATTGTTCTGCCTAGTCTATCTTCTAACTTCTTTCCTTCTGGTGTTAAGTCGTCGTAAGTTAATTCGCCCTGCAAGTATGGAACTGAAACGTTGAAAAAGTCGGCTAAGGCTTGCCAGGTTTCAGGCTTTGGGGTTCTTTTTCCCTTCTCGTAGTATGCAATCGCTTGTTCTGTTAATCCTAAATAATCAGCTATATCTTTTTGAGTTTTATTATTATTTAAACGTAATTCTTTTAATCTATTCATTTCTTTACCTCAATTAATCCTCCTTAAAACACGTATAATTTATATAAATATTTTATAATAGTTCGTATTTTATCCATTATTGTTTACCAATTAATGTCACAACGTAATTTTCCCTGTGACAGCATCTAAACCTTTGGTATATAGGTTTATCTATATTTGTCACGTGTCACAGCGTTGTTTGAAAAAGTCCTTTAAATATATCTATTCAAAATCCTTATAAATCCCTTTATATCAATGTATATAGGTAATATACCTATATAAAAATATTTTTTTTATTATATTTTAGTAGTGACGTTGTGACAGTATGTCTTAAGTCTTGAGCCTGTAAGGCTCATGGGTGTCACTACGTAAAGTATATACTTTTAACATATGAATGCGTTTAACTACTTGTAACTCTAAGGTTTAAAGGTGTCACACCGTCTAATTTTTACTAGTGACACTTTTCATAGCCCCACTTACGTTCACCGTTTATTCGTTTTTGACGTTTTTCATACCCATATTTAGCTACCATGACGTATTGCAATTTTTGAGCCATTTTCTTATTTTTAGAAAAATTAACATCAGGTGCTACCTTCATAAATAGCTCATCATTAGTGATAAATTGTCGATCTTCTAATTCATTTTCAATAACTTCATCAATTGCATCTTCAAAGCTGTCGCTATACTTAAACTTTTCACAGTTCAATTCGATTAAAGCTAAGTGAGCCTTATCAATTTTCAATGAGAATTTATTGTTTTTATATTGATCTACTGCTTCTCCCCATATTTGTTCTACCAATTCTGGAGTTAAATCAGATATAGGACTGAATTTTTGCTTATCAATATCACAAAGCACTGGCATAAATCTTCGGTTACCTGTTTGATCTTTTAAGTAATAGCGCTCATTAGTTGTTCTAACCATCACAAAACGTCTAGGAAAAATTTCTACTCCACGGCCGTATGGTAAACGGTAGCGAAATTCTTGCTTGGAGCAGAATTTTTTAAGTTCCTCAAACGATGTTTTGTTTGTTGCGGTCAATTCATCGTCATTGATGATTAAAGCGTCTCTAGTCTTGCTTAAATCGTCTTTTTTAGTAAATGTGTTGAAGTCGTCAGTGTAATAGCCTAATGGTGCTAACTTCTTAAAAGTAGTAGTTTTACCAGCACCCTGACCACCAACTAAATCTAAAACCTGATCGAACTTAGTACTGGGATCATACGCTTTAGCTACTGCTCCTACGAAGAATAAGTATGAAACCCATTCAACGAATGCTGATTGTTCTACTCCTAGAAAATCATGTAAGAAATTAGGAATACGTTGTTTGTGATCCCACTTCTCATAAGCTTTATCAAAATAAGTAATAATTGGGTTATAGGAATTATTTCTCGCAGCTAAAATTAAAGCGTCCTGTACTAGCTTGTTCTTAAAGCTGGTATGCCCATATTTAGCTTGACTTTCGATATAAGCTAAAATCTCTAGTGAATAATCATCAGAAGTTTTGCCTTTTTCAATGTGTAAATCAGGCACATCTTTTACTACATCAATGTTTTGCGTAAATTCGTTGTATCGAAATACATCCCTAAGTAATGGATCATTTTCAATAATAATTTTTACATTAGTAACACTAGTAGTTTTAATATTACCGTTAGCATTGAGTAAGAAATTATAAGGGAATCTAGAACCTTGATTTTGCTCTTTACGCAATTTCTCAACATTCTTTTTATCAAGCACCATCAAGCACCTCTCCTTCTAATTTCCTTTTCAATCATAGAATTAGCAGTTGTTTCTACTTCTGTTTCTGACAATTTATCTTTAGTGTGTGAATTAGCAATTTTAGCTAGTTCTACGGCTATTTCAGGATCTACGTTACGGTATAGCAGACCACCCATAAACGCGGCACAGGCATTATTTCTACCGCCTGTTTCACCAAAACCATTAACTATTGTTTCAAATAGTTCACTTGTCTGATTTTTACCTGATACAGAATAGCTAGCCATCTTATCTTTGCCATAAGGCTTTAATGACTTAGATTTTTCTTTAATAAGTTCTAGCAATTCTTTAGGAGCAGGAGCAATCGGCTTATGATTAAGCCATTTATAATGCTTTCCATCAATTGAACTAGGTGCTACTACTACATAATTGTTTTCGTGAGCCTTAAGGTCTACTCCAGGTAAGAAACCAATATTTTGAGTAATTGTTTTATCGACTGGTTTTTGAAAGTAAAAATGATATCCGTCATGTGCTGTTCGTTCGCACAGAGTGTTTTGAAACCATTCATTGTGCTTTAATTTAACGATTGAATTCATTCCGTCTACTTCTCCGTGACGGTCTACGTCAATTACGAAAAAGTTTTCAGTTTTCAAAGCAATGTTGGCTAATGGATATCTCTTCCATAATTCTCTGATTTCGTCAGGCGTTAAAGCAGGTTTATTAGCAAATTTAATCAATGGTCGTTTTTCTGTGTGGCTAATGGGAATTACTGAAAAGCCGTGCTTTGCATAGTTAACCGCAAAATTAACGAGATTTTCCATAATCTACACTCACTCTATTTATTATGCGTTCTCTTTCATGTCACTGACATCGAATGGTAAGTCGTTTGAATTGATTTCCATACCAGTCTTTGCATCCTTGAATGGATCTTCATCATCAGTTGGTGTGCTATCTTCTGGCTTAGGCATTGATGGCTGTTTAGCTTTACTAAATTCATAATTGGAATAAGGTCTATCAGGATTCTTTTTATTTTCAGTAAATGTCTTTTTAAGTTTCATCATCGTTCCAATTCCTGGTCTTAGAACAGGAACGATTGCTTCGTAAGCTTGTGTTGAATTGCCAGCAAAAACCTTATTAGGAACGACGATATCGCACATTGCACCTACAATTTTAATTTGACTAATAGCACGACTGATAACGAAGTCTGGCATTGCCTTACCTGTTGAAGTTGTTTCAGCTAATGTGGGGAAAATGCTTTCAGTTTCATCAGCATGCTCGCCTTGTAAAACTTTAAATGTAAGCATTAAGAAATCCTTGTCTCCTGAAGCATTATGAGTAATGTTATCGAAACTTACTAAATATTCGCCTTCTGGAAGCTCTGTTCTACCACTAGCTTCTTTACCTTTATTTGGATCAAATCCTGATTCATCTAATTTGTTTGCTACATCTAATAAACTCATTTATAGTTCTCTCTTTCTTTTATTTTGTTTTAAATGTAAGTGGTGATCTACCACAATACGGACAATAAAAATATCTATCTTTATCTTTGTCACTTGTTAGGACAAACTTATTACCACACCAACGGCATTCAGCTATTAAGTAGCCTTTTAAATATTCAACTGATACATTAAAGAAGTTTGCTAGAGCTTGCCAAGTCTCTAGTTTTGGTTTTCTTTTTTCATTCTCATATTGGCTAAGAGTATTATTAGGAATTTGAACTTTTTTACTTAATTCCACGAGGGTTAATTTTTTATCTTTTCTTAACTCTTTAATTCTATTCTTCATTAGTTAAACATCCCTAAGCAGCTGGTAAGCAATTTCCTAACTTGTTCATCAGAAATATCTTCAGGCTTGTAATCAGCTCTTTTTTCTTCAATTACTCTGATATGTTCTTTACCTGTTTTTTGCGTTCTGATAACTAAATCGCAGTTACCAGCTATAATGTTGTAATATTTTTGCTTAAGTGCTGGGATATTCTTAGTAACTCCTGAAGCTATATCAGTTTGTTCTTCTTCTCGACTTATCCAAATAACATTAACTGGCAATGCTTTTAAATCTAGGACTAGATCATTGATAACCTTTTTAACCATACCTGATCCTTTTCCGTAAGATAATTTACCGTCAGAAATGTATTTTTCCCCTGCTTCATCAGTAATCTGTTTAGTTATTGCATCAACAACATCTTCAATAGTGTCAATGATGACTGTTTTAAATGAAGTTTGTGGTAAGCCTTTTATAATTTCAAAAAGTCGTCCTCTTATATCAGAAACAGGCTCGTCATTTTCATCTTTTAGTAAAGAAACAAATGGAACTCTACTCTGCTCAGCATTATCATCTGTGTTAATGTCTAAAGCATGTGGAAAATAACTAGCAAAGAATGTTTTTCCACTCATTGGTTTGCCATAAATAAAGAAATATCGCGGTTCTTTTTTAGGCACTCTTGGTTTGTCTTCTGGAAATTTAATCATTTATTTCTCCTCAAATTAATTCACTTGAAATTGCGTTGTCTACTATGCTTAATACATCATCTTCTGAAGCTTCAAGAGTAGGCTTGGTAATTAACCATTTCATTTCTACATGATCGTCATACAGAGGCTCAATAATCTTTTGCCAAAAATTCAAATCATTTAATTGTTCAAAGGTAATATGTTCTCCTGTTTTCAAGAATCCTTTCTTTACGCAATATAGTTCTAATTTATGAATTTTATCCAAGTGTTCTTTTGCTTCTCTTAAAGCCTGTTTTACTTTTGCTATTTTCATGTTCTTTTCTATACTATTTTCCATTTTTACTATCCTTGTAATAAATTAAAAAAACATGGTTTAAATAAGAAAAATTTATTTTTTTATCATTTATCCCATCTCATCATAATTGTTAATAAACGTATTAATTCCATTAAGTTGTCTAAGAATATAATCAGTTTCATCTTCTTTATATTTTTCAAATAATTTTTCTCTTATTTCAGGCCAATTAGTAAATTTATTAAGCTCATTTTCATTGCCCATATTATTTAAAAGACCAAAGGAATGATTGAAAGAAGCAATTGAAGTCCCCGAAAGTTCACCACATTTATTATTAAATTGGATACTGAGATTTCCATTTCCATTAATTTCTATAGGAAAAGCTCCACATAAATTCTCTAACATTTGATCTATTCTCTTATTTGCTTTTCTTTCAATTATTTCGTCTAAATAATTTTTACTAATTTCTTTACTCATTTTTCTTGATTAATCCTTTCATCTTCGCTTGGTAAAATACCCAGCCTCTCTTGTAATGATGCAGTTTTGCATAAGCTTGTAGTTCCTTCATGGTATGCAAATCATGCGGAGACTTATCTGCTACTTGTTGCATTACTTCATCATGTAAGATTTCATCAATCACACGTTTTCTATCATTAATTAATTTAAGTTCATCATCGGTCTGCTCAACTTTAGCCCGAACTTTAATTGGTTTACCGCAATAAGGACATTTACCATCTTTTACTTTTCCCGATGGAACTACTGCGAAACAGTAATCACATTGAGTGATTGCAAAAGTGGCTGTTTCTTTCTTTTTACGTTTACCTTTATCAGTAGTAATGATTGCTTTCTTCCAATCTCTATCAGAATCTGGTAAACCAAAAGTCTTCCAGTTAGCTACATGGTCGATAATAATAGCTCGTTTTCCTTCTCGTGGATTTAAACAACGCATTGAGAATTGCAGGTACAAAGCTAGACTTTGAGTAGGACGAGCCATAATCACGCAATCAACATCTGGTAAATCTACACCTTCGGTAAATAAGTTAACGTTTACGAGAATGCGTATTTTCTTATCTCTGAACTGTTTTACAATTCGATCTCTTAGATTATCTGGGGTAGATCCATCAAGCTCTACGGCTGAAATATTAACTTTATTAAAGGCATCTGCTATCTCTTTCGCGCTTTCAACTGAATAAGTGAATACCACTGCTTGTTTACCATCAGCTAATCTTTGATAGTTACTTACAATATGACCATAGATTTTTCGACTAACTGCTTCTTCCATACTGGCGTTTGTATAATCTCCAGTAGAAGATTTTTTAAGCTTTTTAGTATCAATATCATCAATTGAATAGTAGTCGAAAGGTGCTAGAAAACCTTTATCAGTAAGTTCTCTGATCGATTTACCAACAATAATGTCGTCGGCAATCTGATCTAATTGTTTACTACCTGTTCTTTCAGGAGTAGCGGTAAAGTACAATACGTAACTTTTAGGAAACTTATTTAAAATTCTTTGATAGCTCTTTGCTAAAGCATGGTGTGCTTCATCTATTAGAATTAATTTAGGCTTGGGCAGTTTATCTACTCTCCGAGTTAAAGTCTGAACCATGCCCATAGTTGTTAAGGACATATCAACGCCCTCTGTGTTAAAGGTATTTTTGGCTTGTTCTAAGACTTCTTTACGATGAATGATAAACATTACTCGATTACCAAAATTAGTCGTAAGATGTGCAATTTTTGCCATTACAACGGTTTTCCCAGTTCGAGGAGGAGATTGAACAATAATTTTTCTATGACCAGATGATAAAGAATGATAGATATTATTAACTAGTTCTTCTTGATATGGTCTAAGTTTCAGCAATGCTTAGTCCTTTTCAAAATTTTTATAGTAAAATTCGCCGTCTTCATCTAGTCCCCATTCTGGATTTTCATTGTTTAAAAAATTATCTCTTATATCATCTAATTTCTTTCTATTTAAGTATTCGCTTTTAGCATCAATGTGTAAGTATTCAACTAATCCCAATGCAATAACAGGATCAGAAATAATACTATCGATTTTTCCAAATTTTTTATGTTTTCCAATCATAATTAGATCAGTTACATTGCCATTTTTTACTTCGTCCATCATGATATTTAATTGGTCAAGCATTACTTTTTTATCGGTCATAATTATTTACTCCTGTTACTTATCTGTTGTCTCATTGCTAATTTACGTAATTTAATAATCGCTTCATCGTAAATTGCTTTAATCGTGACAATAAATTGTTCTTCTGGTTTACCTAAAAAACTATCTGAATAATCAGGCTGTTTACGTTTTAACCATCTTTCAGCTTTATCATAAGTACCTTGCTTAAGAGCTTCTTCAACTAATTTGTCAGGCCATTCATTGATAGCTTGTTCGGTATCATATTGCCATTTTTGAAATTCTTCTAGCATTGGCTTAAGTCCTCCATGTGATAGCTTTCTTCCAGAACTGTCTGAAGATATCCACGTGGGTCTCCTTCATCAATTTCGTTATGTAATTCAGTTATGTAATCAAATTCTGTTGAATTAATTTCGTGTGTAAATTCTTCAAAACCAATCATACGTATGCGATAATTTAGAAACTCACTAATGGTGTGGAAGTCTGACCCCATTTCATATCCAATGATGTAGGCATTATTGTCACACCACACTACTAATGAATCTGTTCCTTTATAGCGGTTAATTCGCTTTTGAGCATCTTCATAATAGATGGTTTCTAGTAGCTCTTTACCCGTTTTAACTTCCACGGTTCACACTTCTCTCTATAGTTATAGTAGGCATTGCTGCATAATAGTTTTGCTTCATTGCTTTCTTTCAAAGGATTACTATGTTTGATTCCTTGTAGTAAATTACTTATTTTTCTCATTTTTTCTGTACCTAAATTCGTTATCACACATTATCCCAACGACTAATGTTAGGATGAAAATATCTAATGGTATTCCTAGCATTTTACTTGTTATACCTAAAATTACTGTGATAACTACAGTCCAAGTTATTCTGTATATACTTTCTTTCATAAAATTCTCCTAAATGTTCGGGAATACTGCGGTAAACATTGTAAATATAATTGCTACCAATGCTGTACATGCAGTACTTAAAGTTAAAATTTCTGTTTCTCTCACTGTAAAATCAGTACCCATAAATTTGTTGATTTTAAAATTAATCCATTTACTCATCATTTACTCCAAACATCTCGTTATATACGTGTTGTGATTGCCAATCTAAAAACTCTTCAAATCGGTCTTCTTTCACATGACACTTTCTCATACTCTCTAAAACGATTGCGTCTTTATACGGTGACACTAGACATGCTTCACGTCTTCTTCTCCATGTTGTAGGTTTCCAATGATATTTTTCCTGTACTTCCTTAGGTGTTAAAACCTTAGTCATGGCAATCATCTTCTTTAAACATTGCATCAAAAATCTTGTCTAACTTTTTCTGTTCTTCTTTAGATAAGGGTTTATACCTTACTGGCATTACATATTTCTTTTCCATGATTTTTCCTAGATCTTAAGATCTTTAATTACCTTCAAAACAAATTGATTACTCTTAGGGCTTGTATTTCTGCCTGAAAGATAATCAGTAACATCTTGACGAGCTAAGCCATAGGCTTTAGCTAAATCAGCAATACTGATCGATCTCTCTTTAAGATAATTTTTAATTAATTCTCTTCCTGGCATTGTTGATGGCATTCTATTCACCTCACCTTTTACTTATTCATAAAAATTCATTAAAATCGACACATTATCGTAAACTTATCGCCCACTTTTTACATTGGGAAGACTCTCACTATCTAATAGTCAAAGCTTCCATATAATTTTTAATTTCAGCAATTTGTTTCTTTGATGGTCTTTTATGCCCATTTTCAAAATCTGATATTAGATGATCGGAACAATGTATAAAATCCCCAACATCCTTCTGAGTAAATCCTTTAGATTTTCTCCATTTGATTTCTTCTTTCATAAAATTGCTAATTTGAAATCTGGCAGGCTTTTTCCTACAAATTGGGCATTTAGATCCAGTTTTTTGATTAAGAAGAATATCTGGTGTTCTAAGAAAAGTATGTTTACATTTTTCAGAAAATATTTTAATGGGGTGTTTCATATCTTTATATTCACCAATTCTTTTACAATTATGAGATTCAAGAAATTTATCAACTCTATTACACCCATAACCATGATTTCTAAATTTAGAAGTACAAGGACAGTGAGAATGTTTATACATAACCTCTCCTGCAATTGGTGCCCATTCTTTTCCACATTTTGTATGATAAAAAATAACTCGTTGCGTGCTACCTTTATATTCTGATGAAAGAATATATTCTGGACCTAAATATTTAGCGCGCTTTAAAAAAATTTCTTTGCTTATTTTTAATGGTTTGCTAGGATTATGAAAATCGTAATAGCTTTGAGCCATAAATTCTTTTAAATCCATGTTTTTACTTCCATTTGATATTCAGCTCTTTTTCAAAATTACTTGTTTTAGGAACTTTAATTACTTCGCTAAAACCTAAAAGATTATCTGTATCATTCTTAATGAAGTAAGCTCCTTTTGCTTCTCGGCTGAGCGAGTCACATTGAATTGCCACTCCATTCATTCCACGAATTGCCATATTAAATATCAAGAAAGGAATAGCTCGATCACTTAATTCTTCAACCTGATACCAATAACTTCGTGGATCATAAGTAATCCATGCTAATTTACTAATTCTTCCATCATGTAGATGTACTGGATCAGTTCGGCAATCTTGCCACCATCGAGTTATTAAAATTCCACCTGTTCCGGCTGCCGGCTCATAGTAATAACCATTAGTCTTAGAGGTTAATTTGTTAAGCAACATAGCAATGCTATCAGGAGTGAAATCTTGTTTCTTCGACTTTCGTTCAGCTTGCTCATCTTCAAAGTATTCATGAAACCAATCAAAACTTAGATCGGTTGATACTTTCAAAAACTTTTTAAAAGTTGCTACTCTCTCGTTATCATTAAGCATTAAGCCAAGTAATCTATCAGGAGCTTTATAGGCATCATCAATCCCTAAAATTTGATTAACTGTTTTAATGTCAAACTGCATATTTAAGCACCTAACCCTGTCAAAATTGTCATCATTTTGTTGTTATCACGCTCTTGAAGGTCATCAAGCAAGTGGATGTAAACTCGTTGAGTCGTTTCCGTGTTGCCGTGACCTAATCTCTTGGCTACCGATTGAATGGATACACCAGCTGAAATTAAAAGTGATGCATGCGTATGTCTCAGACCATGAATAGAAATTCTAGGAACATTGGCTTCTTTACAAAACTTAGTAAGTTTTTGATTTAAAGTTGAATTGTAAATTCGGCCATTTTTACTCTGCAGTTTATTCAGCCAAAATGGTTCATTCTCTGAATAACCTTGCATCATTCGTTGAAGAATATTTGCTATTTGCCAGTCAATCGTTATCACACGGTTTGAATACTTATTCTTAGTGGGCTGGAATTCTCCAGTCTTTTCCTTATAATTCCAAGTTTTATTTACATAGAGTGTTAAGTTTTTTAAGTCGATATCTTTTGGAGTAAGCCCAAAGATTTCAGCAAATCTCAATCCTGTTTTTAAATCAAATAGAAACATTAGAGCCTCAGGTGAATCATCTTTTTCAAGCACCTTTACTAGTTTTGATACTTGATCCGATTCAAGATACTTAAATCTAGTTTCTTTATGCTTAACCTGTGAAGTAGCATGTACTTTATACGTAGGATCTTTTGCAATCCAACCTTCATAAACTGCATCCCTTAATGGAGCTTGAATATGGTGCAAGAAATCTAAAACAGTTGGATATTCATGTGTTTTACCATATTCATTGATTAATCTTTGAACGTCAGCTCTAGTCATGTCTCCAAGATCTAAATCAGGCACAAGTTCCTTCAAGCGCTTTTCAACTAAATAATATTTGTTTAGAGTTACTGGTCTGACCTGTCCTACTTTGTATGTATCTACCCATTCTTTGTAGTATTTATAAAATTTGATGTGCCTTACTTTGCTCGACAATTATTTTCACCTCGTTTTCTGTAAGCTAAGATTATTTGATGATTAAAAATCTTTGTTAAGTTTGGCTCACGATGTATTTGTTGATGTAGCTAGTGAATCAATCGTTAAAGCACTTTATAGGAGTTAATTTACTTCCACATTGCTCACAATAGTTGCCATTATGAACAATTCGATAGCAACTGCTACATACAACTAGATCCATCAATTCAAAATATTGATTAGCAGCTTTCATAAAAATAAGCTGCTTTTCTTTTTGCTTTCCTTCCATTTACTCTTCCCCATCATCAAGATAAATTTCACTCATACCAAGTAAGTCACACACATTGGCTAACAATTCATAATTAGATTCTTGAAGATCTTTTACTTCAAACTTTCTATTTCCAGTCTTTATCCCTGAATCAATAATTGTTGAAACTTTGCCAAACGTTGTACCAGGGCTATTCAAAGCAACTAATTCTTTAAGTGCATCTTTAACATTTTCGTAGTTCATAATTATTTCTCCAATTCTTACATCGCTTATAGACCTAAATCGGTCTGTGCATTCATTTGTTGAATATCTTGTTGCAGCGGATATGATGGATACCAATTAGTAATAAAATTAATAGCTCGATCAAAGTCTTTCTTTGATAAATCCTCATATCTTGAAATTACAAATGAATCTTTGAAATCATGCTCTAACTGACGGAAAACTTTACGTCTTTTATTTTTGTCTTTGTAGAAATTACTCTTCTTACCACCGCAAACTTCTACCGATTTTCTATCTCTTGCTTTTCGCAGTTTAAATCGTTGGTTTGAATCAATTTCAGATGTATTTTTGATAAAATCAACATCTTTTTCTACGTTAGTCATGCGTTCATCCAAATGAATGGTAGCTTCCATGGCTAATTTCAACCTTGCTTCTGGTGTTTGCGGTAATTGATATGATCCAGTCTTTCGAATAGCTGGAAGAACTTCACTTGTTACCCAATGTTTAAACCTTTTAGCATAAGGTAATTGACTAGAAAGAACTAAGCTAAACATTCCTGATTCGTTGACTATAACTGTTTTAGATTTGTAATTAGAACCAGTCCCCTGAATTAGGGTAGTGGTTTTATCTTCATCTTCTACATGATTAGCAATTGCATTTTCGGGCTTTTTATATCCCAGAATTATTGCTATATCTTTTCCTACAAAATATGGTTCTTCATTAATTATCAAAGTTCTAACTTGATGGCTTTCAAACTTGAATAATTGCAATTGACTTTCCATTTATTTCATCCCTCTCTATGGCAACAACACTTTATAATCAACGCCTAACACGTCAGCCACTCTTCTAAGTGTGGAAATCTTAGGCTCATTAGTTGACCAACGATAGATTGCATTTTCACCAACACCAGCTTCACGTGCGACATCTTTGATAGTTTTACCTTGCGCTTTTGCCAGTTGCTGAATAGTTTTAACTAACTCATTCATTTCTATTCACTTCCTACTTATTCATTTTTGTAAGTAAAAATAATAGAAAAAATGTTGCATTTTTTACCCAATGGGGTAAAATGAAAGTGTAATAAATAAAGCAATTAAGCGAATCCCCATTCAATTAAATTGCATTAATTTATACATGTTTTTTTCTATTAATTTAACTTACGCAATTATAATAACCCAATAGGATAATTTTTGCAACTAATTTTAGTAAAATTGGGTAAATTATTTTTGCTGATAGTCGGAGAAGTATTGATATGACAACGTTTGAAAGGATAAAAAAATTATCCAAAAATTTTGATTTAAGTCTTCAAGACATAGCCGAACAAGCAAAAATCGGCATTAATACCATTTATAAGTGGAAAAATTATGACCCTAAAGGTACAGATTTAGCAAAAGTAGCAAATATCCTTCACACCACCACAGATTATCTTTTAGGTAGAACCGATGATCCAAGCATTCCTAATAATAGTGAAAACCATATAAATAGTAACACCCTTACCTGGTTAGACTTAGACATGCCATATGGTGGAACTGTGCCAGATGAATTAAAGGATTATTACAAGGCTATGGCCGAACAATACATTAAACAGCATCCAGAAATTTTAGAAAAACGAGATGATAAGTAATGGATAATGTATTGGCATGGCTAAGTAATTACGCAATGGATCATGGCATAGGAATAATCTTTGATAAGAAATTGCCGCCAGATGCTCCCTCTGATTCGTGGGAGTTCCCTCCAATAGCTATAATCAATTCCAATTGGTATAACAAAAACGAACTACCATTCATTACAGCACATGAAATTTGTCATGTGTTATATGGATCTGCTGAATACTACCACTCTGCTTGTAGAGGCATGGAGTCTGGTGAAAGTGACGCAAATTTAGGAGCAATCAAATTACTTCTACAATATGCACAAGAAACTGATATGCATTTTGCTACTTATTATCAGTTTGCATACGCATTCGGCATCCCTAAGAAGCATTATTATCTTATCGATGCATATTTAATTGCAAAATAAAAACCGCCCTCTCGGACGGAATGGAGAATGAAAATGAAAAGAGAAATTATTTCACTCTGTGCTATTGCTCTTGTAGGAGTGTCGATTGGTGCACTAGGTCTTTCCAATCATCACTCAAGTAACGTAAAGCAAGCAGATGAAGCAACTACTAAAGTTACGAAAGATAAATCACACAAGAAAAGTAGTAAGAAATCTGTAGATACTGCTAAACCCAAAGAAAACTCCCAATCACAGGCACAATCTAAGCAACCAACTAATGTGGATGTTCAACAATCTAAACAATCATCTTCTACTGCTAAGAGCCAAAGTCAAACGCAAAATACTGCTACTCAACAACAGCAACAGCCACAAAAGACACAAGGCGAAATTAACAAAGAGCGCGATTATGATCCTAAGGGCAATCCTGTAATGCCTGGTCAAGATCATGCTCCTGGTTCTAATTCTGACGGTTCAGCTGATTCGTGGGTTAAAGGTCAAAGTGAATGGCTTAGACAAAATGGTTTAACAAATCCTGATGGCACTCTTACCCAAAAAGCAAAAGATCAGAGAGCACAAGAGTTTAAGAATGAGTCTGAATAATCTAAAACAAAAGGAATAGCTAATGTCTGAATATAAAAGAAGATATACTAATGCAGAAAAAAGAAAAAAGCTAGCTATATTTAACTCAGTTTACTATGAAGGCGATCCTAATAATTGGAAAGTTTCTCGCTTGCCTAACTGGATGAGCTTTTATGGTTATGAGCTAGATAAGGAATTACATGGAGAATCACCTAAATATTTTAGACAATTTAAGCAAGGTACTATTGTAATGATAGATTACGGCGTTCCTGTCGGGAATGAATTAGGCGGTAGACATTTTGGAGTGGTTCTTTCTAATAATGATACAAAGTTCAAGCAAAAAATTATGGTTGTTCCGCTATCTTCGCACTATCATAGAGGATATGTCGATTTAGGATATGATTTGATGAAAGGAATTAGTTCCTTAATTCTTAATCGTATTGATGAATTAATTGCAACGCTAGAAGTTATGCGTAATCGACTAATACAATTTGAGAAAAAAAGTAGCAAGAGATCATTTGATTTCTCTCCCGAAGAATTTGATTTTTTAAAATCTCATAATATTGATACTTCACTACTTCACGATGGAAATGTTACTATCCATTTTGAGAAAAGAAATCCTATTTTTGAAAAATTAATCAAAAATATTAAAGCTATTGATTCTTGGGAAAATTATTCCAATATCTTTGAATTTGTTTCCTATTTTGACACTATTTTTTCTTTACAAAAAGAAGCATTCGAAAAATTAAAATTTAAAGAAGATACAATAGCACAATTAGAAGAATTATCAAATAAGTTAAATAAATATAATAAACAATCGTTTGCAGTTATTTCTGATATTAAAACTGTCAGCAAATTAAAAGTTGTTAAATTAAATCACTTTACTATATCTGGTAATACTTATATTTCAGATGAAGCTTTAACCAAAATTAAATATGAGCTAATCAAAACTATTGAATAATCAACAATCATATGTCATAATACAGATATCGACAGATTGATGTCGACCATGAAAATGGTCTTAACGTATTGCTCAGAGTGATGAGCGAGGCATGTGATTATTTCTTTTGAAATGTTGCATGCCTCTTTTTTTGTCCACAGTGTCAGAGACATAAAACCTAAGGCAACATGTGGAGGTTTAAAATGGGATTATTTCATAAAGCACCACAATGTCCTAAATGCAAATCAACTAATGTTGAGCCAATTGGGCGTAAGAAAAAAGCTTTCTCCGTTGGTAAAGCAGTAGCTGGTACTGTTTTACTTGGTGGTATTGGTGGTCTAGCAGGATTTGCTGGTAAGAACACTAAAAAAATTGATATGATTTGTATGGATTGTGGTAAAACATTTAAATACAAATCGTAAACAAAAAAAGACCCGCAAAGCGCTGGTAACACTTCACGGGAAATTGGTAAAAAATTTATTGTATGTATGCGGAAAGGTTGAACTGGTAATTCAACGCTTTTCGTATACCCTATTTTATCAGAAATAGAGGTATTTTAAAAATGGTCAAATATTATACTCCTCAAGTAGAGCCTTTAAAGAATGGTAAGTTTAAGTACTCAATTAGATACACTGATCCCTCTTTTGTAGGTGTACATAAGAGTTCTATCACAATGACTAAAAACACGGCACACGCTCGAAATTTAGCTGAAGTTAAAGTAAAAAAGAAAATTAAAGATCTTCTCGGTAAAGTTGGATTTAAAGAAGCTACTTTTGAGGAAGTAGCTAAATTAACTTTAGAACAGTATGCAAAGCGTGGTCGTTCTTATAATAGTGTTCATTCTTTAGAACTTAGATTTACAAAAATACTTAAGAAATTTGGCTCACGCAGGATTAGTAGCATATCAGCTGTAGAGATTAATAGATTTCTTAACGACCTTCTTTACAAAGAAAATTACAGGAATTCAACTGTTAGCAATTACAAATTTAATTTCAAGCTTACTTTTACATACGCTAAAAATTATGGCTATATTAAGCAAAACCCAATGCCTGATGTTCACATCGAAAGAAAGAATGAACGATCTTACTGGTTATATCGGGTTAAACATTGGTACTTAACTGATGAGGAAACTAGAACAATCCTAGACGATTGCACCCATGAAGGTAGAGAAGATTTTCATGATTTCTTCTTATGGCTATATTTAAATGGCATGAGAATCGGAGAAGGTGGAGCGATTAAAGAAGATAACATATCACATGATATAGATGGAAACTATTTTGTTACAATTAACGGCACTCTAGTTGAACACGTTGGTAAAGGTTGGATCAAACAACCTTGGACAAAAACAGAAAGTGGAATGAGAACAATTTCACTTCCTTATCAAGCAATAAATCTATATTATAAACACAGCCGTAATACTGATTGGATGAAGTTACTATTTAACTACCCTACTCCATTGAAAGTATTTAGGGCTTTATCTTTTACTGACTTATCCCTCAACAATTATCACCCTACAGCTCCATTTAAAAATGGATATTTATTTACTAATAAGCTTACACATAATCCGATGACTAAAACAACAATCAGTAAATGTCTTCAAAGAATTTGTAAACGACATAATATTGATAAACAAATTACCTCTCATATTTTTCGCCATACATATATTTCTGTCCTTGCTTCTAAAGGCTTTCCCTTAGAAGTTATTGCCGATCGTGTTGGACATAAAAATATAGGTACCATTCAAGCTATTTACTTGCACGTCATAAATTCAGAACGTGAGAAATATAATGACTTAATGAAACACTATCATTTTTAA